GTTTTAGGATTAAAAGCGAGAAAAACAACTCCTAGCTTTTTTTGCTGTTCTGTTCTTTTAGTTCCGATACGGAGACACTCTTTATCGCTTCTAAAATCTTGGTGTGTAGTTTTAACATCTATTAAAATAGTTAAATCATCTTTATATGCTATCATATCTATAGGACCAGTACAACCAGCATTTACAAAAACTTCATAGCCTTGATCCCAAAGCCAAGTAACTGCATAGTATTCAGCTAAATCTCCTTTGCGATTACTCTCCATATTTTTTGATTCTTGAAAATCAATGGGTATCTGCCCAACTGCTTCCGACACTGTACTCTCCTGTTAATTCACATTTTAAGTAAAAATCTTTACCAGCTTGTTGGATTGCAGCAACGCCTAGCTGTCCTACCTTGTCTGCAATATCTTTATGTGCTTCAATCTGCCATTCATCGTGGACGTTAGCAACAAAGTGTGCATCTAAATCTTTAATACTTTCTTGAAGATTGACCAGTGCTTGCTTCATGACAATAGCACCAGCGCCTTGTAACAAAGTATTTAATGCGGCATGTTCGGAGCGAACAAATAACTTACGCTTATCTAATCCTTTTAGGTATCCACGTTTAGCCGCTCGTGCAACTCTGTCTTTAAGAGTTTTAAATGCAGGGAGATTATCGAAGAAAGATTGTCTAAGTCGTGCACCATCTGTTGCGTTTCCTTTAACCACTGATCCAAGCTTTGCATCTCCTGCTCCGTACAAGAGTGCATAGATGAAAGTTTTAGCCTGAGGTCTTGATTCAAGTCCCGCAGCCATTTGATTTGCTGTGTGTATATCTCCGTTGAGAAGTTCATAAGTAAAGTCCTCGTCGTCCATGTAATGTGCTAACATCCGCAATTCAAGACCACTAGCATCAATACCTACAAGTTTATAATCATCTTCTACTGTCCAACATTCTCGACACTCTTTTCCGTAAGGACTACTTGTACTTGGGATCTGTGCCATGTTGGGGCCGCTGTGGGTCATTCTTCCTGTTACCGCTCCATTAGTATTAACATATCCGTGAATGCGTCCATCATCTTGTAGCTCTTTAAACCAAGAGTTTATCTGTGCAATACGCTTTTGCAACATAAGATATTCAGCAATGATAGCTGCTTCGGGAATATTTTTTATCTGCGATAATACTTTTTCATCAACAATTGGCTGTCCCGTAGGCGTAAATTTTGTAGGCTTCCAGCCAAACTCCACGAGATATTCTCCAATCTGTTTGCGAGAACCAAGGTTAAAAGGTTCAGAATCACGACGAACAAGATTATCGTTCGGATTCTTGGATGCCTTTTCGTATTCTTCATCAGACAGTCTGACCTTCTTTGTTTCGCCTTTAACCTGCGCCATCTTAGAAAGTTTTCCTGCCTTAGTGTAAGTAGGTATTAGCTCTATAGATGTTTCGCGTGGCTTAAATGTTTTGTGTACTTGCTTCTCGGCTTTATTTAATTTTTCATTAAGCTCTGCCAAGAGACCCATAGCGTGTTGTTGATCTAGTTTAAAACCACGATCACGCTGTGCATTTAAGATACGGTAAACATCATGTTCTAGTTTTATTGCTCGTGGGCTAAAGCCATTAGCTTCAGTTCTAGAAAGGTGACGATAAACTTTATAATTTAAAGATACATCTTGACGACAATATGTAAGCATCTCTGGTGTATAGTATTCAAAGTTATCGTGTTCTATCTTTCTGTGACGCAGCCTATATCCCCAGCCTTCAAGACCGTGACCGCCCTCTCGTGTTGGATTAAACAAACGAGAAAGCACTAGAGTATCTACAATGCTGATTGATCCGTCATCAAGATCAACGCCATAAAGATCTTTGATAACAGGAATATCATACCCTAAAATATTATGGCCTACGAGTTTGTCTGCTTTTTGTAAAAGATTTATTCCTTCTATAATATTTGCTGGACCGTACTCGTAAGTCTTTCCGGTTTCAGTATCCATTGCAACTATACAAAAAATCTTTGTAGGTTGCAGCCCGTCTGCTTCAATGTCAAAGACATAAGCTGTCATATTCCATCTCCTAGTTCATCTATCATAGTGTCAATATCTACTTCAGATAAACGTCCGGTTTCTTTGTCGTAGTGAAGGTGTGTCGCCAAGCCAACATCGCCCGTGTATCTAGATTTTAAGACACGTACTTTAGTTGTAGCAGCGATCATAGGATCATCTGACTGTTGATCACGCTCTAAGCTTATCACACAATCACTTAGTTGTGCAATAGATTGAGAACCACGTAAGTGATTTAGTGCAGTCTCAATACCGTTTTCGTGACCACGATCACCTTGAGTACGCCGTAAGTGTGAAACAAGTATCATGCCACAGCCTGTTTCTTCTACAAGAGTACGGAGCCTGTGCATAATCATGTCAATAGCTTTGCGTTCGTCGGGATCATCAGACAACAGAACTAGCATGTGCAAGTGATCGAGAACAATCCATTTGCAATCACACCCAATAATCATGTATCGAAGTTTACTAAATACACTTTCTAGGTCGTTCATCCCAAGGTGTCCGTAGACCCAAACACGGTCTTTGTTTTCACCGCCAAAGACTTGTTGGTGCATTTCTTTGAGATCTTCTTGATCAAAAAGATTACGAACACTATCAAGGTGTAGTCGGGCATCGGCCTCAATAGAAAGTATTCCATCAATAGTACGTTGCCAGTTTTCTTCGAGGGCCATAACGCCCACGTTGTCTTTAGTCTTTTTGATAAGCCAGTGTTCTAGCTCTCGTGTAACGCTAGATTTACCAAGACCTGTACCGCCTGTCAAAGTAATCAACTCTCCTGCACGTAAGCCTTCGAGCTTTTCGTTAAGACCTTTCCAAGGAAAAGGGATAGAGTCTTTGCGTGTTCGGTGCAGGTAGTTGTCTACGTTTTCTGAAACGTTAAGGACACCAGAGGGTGTATATAATAATATTGTCGAAAGATTCTAGGAACTCTAGGCTATCCTTCACATCACGGTCGGCAGATTGAGCGCCGTTACGAATAGATACAACAGGCCATTGTGATCCCATCAACTCGTAAGCTGACATGGCATCTACTTCGCCTTCTACAACTGTAACATACTTACCGCCTGATTGAAAAAGCTGTTGGCCGAAAAGCCCAGCATTTTTGTTTGCGCCTGTCCATGTAAACTTTTTGTCAGGCTTTCGGATTTTGCATCCGACCTCTTCGTTGCCAGAATAATAAGGATAAATGTGTTCAACAATCTGGCCTGTTGAATTTTTTACAGATTTTACTCTGTACTTTTTCGCTGTTTGTAAACTGATGCCCCTGTCCGACAGAGCATAATATTCTCCCTTCGGTATGTAACTATTCTGAAAACTAGAAATAGAAGTCACGTTGTTTTCCTGTTTAGGTTTAGGGATAAATACTCCACAGCTAAAACACTTCATAGAGCCGTCGTCGTTCATAGCTGCAGAGTCCGAACCCCCACACTCGGTGCAGGGGATATGGGTTTGAACAAAAGACATATTAGTCCTCTTGTGGTTCAGTTTCCTCTTCTACAAAAATAGCATCTTCAGTTAGATACTCTTGAACTTTAGTATGCAATGCAACTGAAGCAGCTTGTGCAATAACTACACGATCTTCAAGACCACGCACGTCTTGCTCTGCTGCAACTAAAAGCTGGAAGGCCTTTTGGCCCTCCGCTGGAAGTTTAGTTACATCGTATGCTACATCTTCATGAACATAAGTAACTTGAGTCATTAAATTTCATCTGCCTCCTCTTCTACATCAAACTCTGCACCGTCGGGTGCGTTGTACTCTACAAGATCTAAGACTTGCATAGCTTGAAAATCTAAGCCTCGAAAGTCTTGACCATTCCAAGTTGTTTCCCACTCTTTGTACTGCACTTTTACATGGGAACCATTACCGACTGAAATGTCGATTTCACGTTTGCTCTTGTCATAGAGCTTTGGTGCCTCTCGAACCATGCCACGAGGACCGTCTACTTTACGCTTGATAATAAGCGCTGGGCCTTCATCCATATCTTTTACGGTGAAGCCACGATTGCGGAAACTGTTAGCGGTCTCGTCATCGACTACGAGGTTAACAGAATACGCTGGGGTGTACTTAGTGTTTGGTGTAGTAACAAACGACCAGTACGCTTTTCCTTCAACAACTGCCATATACTTATCTCCTTTGTAAGTGTGTAATGTAGGCGGGTATTTGCTTTAAAACAAATTCTTCAGTAATCGGAACGCCTTGTTGATTTGCTTGTATCTTAACCCAAGAGTGCATATATTTCAATACATTATTTGGGGGTGTGCTTACACCTAGCATCATAACAAACGCCCGACATAAAACATCCTCTATAAATTCATCTTCAGTTAAAGTATCTTCATACATAATTATGATAGCGCTGAAAGCACCAAATTAAATTTAACAGTATCTAATATAAAGTTTAGATTGTCATTAGACATATCAGATGATATGTTAATATCACCCCCGTTGTCAAGTATTAATAAAAAGCCTGCGTCCTTTGCAGGGGTTACGCTTTCTCGTAATGTCTCAACTGTAGCTTGGATTCTATCAAATAATTCAATTTCAGTAAAGGAATTTTCTTGTGAAAAATTACCTTGAATTACTTTCATCGTTCCTCCATCTTGATCATCAGCCATATACCTACTACTCCTATTGTTAATATAATAAAATAAAGACCCATCAAACAATGCCGTTTACTTCTGCTAACAATCGTTCAATGTACCATTTACATTTTCTAAGGTCTTCAACGGGTTTGCCTTTGTAATCATAACGCCAAAGATACTTTAAGGCGTTGCCCTTTAGATAACCACGAAACTCATGCTCAGGCATAGATGCTTTTATTGCTTCAATAGCCTCAACCGCACCTTTGTTGTAGTGGTCGGGCTGCTCTACAGGGTCTGCTTTTTTTCGTATTGAAAGATTGTTAAATATATCGTCCCAATCTTCAGGACTTGCGTTATCTATTGACATTAGTATTCTCCTTCACGAATTCTCTGCAGTATATCATAGGTCTGTTCGTAACTCAAGTTTAAAGCTTGAAGTCCTTTTAAAACTGCATTGTAATCTGGATTAGCATTACAATAAATATTTACGAACACTAGATCCGATACAATTGCTTCAATTTCTTGTGTTTCTAACATAAAAAATCCTTATAAAGATAGTTCCATATTAGCATCGGCATGACGCTGTTCATCGGCCCTAACATATTCAATCATCGTTGACAGAGTAGCTTTTGGCCCCAAAGCATAATACATTCGGGCAGAATATGGACAAATAACATCTTCTACTTGACCGCTTTTTACCATTTCAAGAT